AATTCCGAGGAAGGCCCCTGTGGAAATGCGGGGGCCTTTGCTTTCTAGCAGGGCCAGATCGTCAGCCATAATATCCTCTCATCGAATCCTGAAAAATCCACTAATCCCATCGATGCGCCCGGTCGCGAGTGACGCTGGAACGCTGGTGGCAGTTCCCGTGTTGTCTACGCCAAATAAGGAGATGAATCCATTGCCACCGGAAATAGTCCCTTCAAGCATGGTGCCCGTGAAGGCGAAGCTGTACCCGGCCAGCGAGACCGACCAGCGCGAAGGCGTCGATCCATCCACAGGGACGATCGCGTTCGGAAGGTTCAAGTTTATTTTCTGAGCCCCGACTCCGGTCGAAGCCGTCCACTGAATGGAAGCGGAGAAAAAGCACATATCCCCAAGTATGTTATATCGCCCCCATGCCGTTGAAAGGGTGGCCGATCCGCTTGATGCCCCTGTAATTGTGGGGGTAAAGCTGCCCTCTTCCTTTTCAAAAAGCTGCGCCAGCCAGGTCGCCGAATTGGTGAAGGTCTTGGACCCGGTGATGACGGTATCGATGCCGAAGCGGTTGTTTATGCTTCCCGCTCCATCGACAACCACGCTTCCTATCCTGGCGCTTGAGAAGTCGTTGGAGCTGCCGTTTACGGTCACCGCCGTGATTTGGCAACCGGGAAAGAAGTTTGAAGAGGATGCGGACAAAACCAGGGAGCTCATTGGGCATCCAATAAACCTATTGGAGTTGCTGCCCACATACAGATTGCTTGCCCCGAGATCCGCATTCGAAAAAGAGGAGTTGGTCAAGGGGTACGAAGTCGCCACAACGCCATTGGCGAAGGCCTGGCTTCCGCTTGAGATCGAGCCCTTGAAAATAAAGTTATCGGTGGGGCCGGTAAGCACGATAGCGCGAGTCGTGCCTGCGCTTCCTGAGTTGTTGATGAGCTTCGCCGCGATCTGGATCCCGGCGACATTCCCCACGCTGACAGCGGATGCGGAATTGGATAAGACTCCAATAATGCAAGTATTTCCAACCTGGATATTTTTTGCAACCACCGAATTGGTGGCGATGACGCGGAACGTCTGGGGGGAGTTTCCTAGAAGCTTGAAGTTTGAAAATTGAGCCTCATGGCTGAACGATTGATCCGGCCAAGCTAATGTTGAGGCCAGAGTCCCGGCGCCGGTCCCGGCGGTAATCGTAAAGCCCTCAACCGCGCTGAAGGCTGTGCCCGTGGTTTGCGTTATCCTTAGAAGTTTGGTGGGGACATCGTAAGACTTCAGCACGCCGGTTGCGCCCGTGCTCGCCCCGACAATAACTTTACCGATATCCCCTGGAACCGGAGAAGCAGAGAAGGAGGCAGCGGTCAATTCGACATAGGTGTGTGTGGGGTCCGAGTACGGATCCAGCATTGTTATTCCATATGACGTCACGTTTTCCCAATAGGTTTCGCTTCGCTCCACGAATCCGGTTTCGCCATCGCTTTCTATGTCAATGTATTCCCCCGGGGACGCCCCGGTCGCACCAAGGAAAGCAAAATTGCAATTGGTGATCCGGTTACCGACCCCGGAGGTTGGCGAGAATAGGTTCCGCCCGAAGCTGCCGCCCACGACGCGATCAACAAACCCACTATTCGAAAGGCGCCAGCCAAGGCAGTCCCCATTGGCCGTGTCGAGCTTCAGGTCTTGCAGCCGGAAGCCATTAACACCGAAGAAGTAAACGTTCGCGCAAGGGCTCGCATGGGACTGGGTGCCCGTGCTATTGGTCACATTGCCTTTTACGGTTCCATTCCGAACCCAAATATTGGCATCGTAGGATGTCCCAGGGGCATAGGTGAAATTCTCGATCAGGTTCTGGGTGTAATCCGTACCGATGCGCTGAATGGTCGATCCGTTCAGGTTAATTCCGGTATTTGACTTCAGGCGCACCCGGTTTGCCCCGGGATTCACGGCATAGGTTTTCCCGGGAACGCCAACCAGCTCCCCGCCGCCGGCCGCCGCCGCAGCCGCACTGGCCGCATTGATCGCCGCACCATCATCCGCCACGCCATCCCCAACCGCTCCGAATTCCCCCAGGTTGAACGTGCGCGCGCGGACAAGGAAAAGAGTTCCAAGATAATCCATCATCCACACGGAATTGTCTGCCGTGCAGAGGCCGATTTCCCCAGGATCCAATCCAAGAGCTAAGGCGGAGACGCTGGATGCGTGGCGTTGACCATAAATCAAATCAATATTTGCGGGTGCAGGCATCTATCCTCCGGGAGTCGCGTAAAAAGCGGGCGTACTGGATGGGGTCATAAGGGCGGCGTTGGAATAATTATCCGTGTCCAAGCAGCCAGCCGAGAAATAGGGCCGTGCCTGGGCGAAATCGATCTGCAGTTCCCAGCGGTTCAAATTGATGCGCTTGTCGCTCCAGGAAATGGCGAAACATTTCTGAAACCGGTTGTCCGCCTCGTTCGCTCCGAAGGGATTGAACGGCGCCGGGTACAAGGCGGGGAAGGTAATGGGATTCGCCCGGGCCGTGGTGAGCAGGTATGCGCGGATGGCCTGCATTTGGGCCGTGGTCTGGAGGAATCGGCCGGTGAATGTGCCAGCGTCGGTCAGGTGCTTGAGGTAGGACGCCGTCTGGTTGTAAGCGAAGGTCTTGGTGATGTCCGTGGAGCGGTCGCCTTTCCATCCCTCCTGCAGCTTCAACGAGGCCAGGGAGGGCGTTGTAGCCAGCAAGGTCGGGGAGATGGCCCGGAACTCGATTTCGAGCTCATGGATGGCATTGGTCATCACGTTGGCGCGGGTGCCGAAATCCGTGACGGTCGCGGCGATGCTCCCCGAGTAATCCACATTCGCCCCGAACACCATTTCCCCCGAGGACAGGCCGGACAGGGTGATGCCGTTCTGGTTGGCGTCGAGGGTGGCCTGGAGCGCGTCGAGAACTGCCGTGCGGTCCGCAATCCGGACGCGGCCGGTATAGATGTCCTGGGCGGCGGTGCGGTCCCGGCCGGTTGGGTACCCATTGGCTTTTTTCTTCCATGCGATGGCCGGGCTGGTCGCGGGAACCGGCCAGAGCTGGACATGGTAGGAGGTGCCGGCGATGATCATACCTTTGCCTCTGCTTCCAGGCGGCGCATCATTTCACTCAGCTGCTCATCGGTGGGATTCCCAGGCATGGACCCGACCAGCTTCTCGCCTTCCTTGTCTTCCGCATAGACCTCGGTCCGGCCGGTAATCCGGTTCGGCACCATAAGCCAAGGCCCTTGCTCTTCCGCATGCTTCATAGCGGCCTCGGTGGGTGCTGGTCGGGATAGTAGAGGGAATCGACCGCCATGGGAATGATGGGCTCGGTAGGCGTCTTCCGGCAGGCTGCAGGCAGGCAGGAGAGCAGAACCAGGACGAGATAAGCCAGTAGTAGCCTCATGCCTGGTACCCGAGGTAAGTGGCATTTTTCTCATTCGTGCGAAGCTTGCGGAGCTCCCTGCCCACAGCATCCGCTACCCGGTTCGCGTCGGCCTGCGTCGAGCCTGAGGCCATATGGATACTGATCGGGGCGTGGATGGTGGTTGAGTTTCCGCCGCCGCCCCGAGCCATTTGCGCGGACTCCGAGGCCGTGTGGACTTGCGATCCCCGGGGCAGATTGATCAGCTCCGGACCTTGTTCGCCAACCCAGGCCATGCCGCCCGGCGCGTAATCGGTGCCGCCTGCAAAACCCTTAATGGCCGTGCCTGCGACGACGGCGCCCTGCGCAGCCCCAAGGGCGATATCGTAAGGCACCTTCCACCAGGTCAGGGGGTTGGAGCTGTCGGTAACCACGGCGGATGCGGTGCGCACGGCGATTTCCGCCTCGGCGATTCCCTGTTGAAGAGCGAAGGCCGTCTTGCTCTTTCCGCCGATGATGCCGATCATCTGACTCACGGAATTGGCATACTGCTCGTAATATCCCGCCTTGGCGGCGAATAGCTCCGCAGTGGTCCGCTTGTCTTCGGCGATCAGAGCCTTGTTTTTGTTGGCATATTCCAGATTGATCTGATAGACCAATTCGTTATAGGCTTCCGTGTCCCCGAACTTCCGTTTGTTGTCGGCCAGGTCCAGAAGGCGCTCTTGTTCCAACGCGGCCTGCTTGCCCGCCAGGCCGCTGCCATCCTTGCCCGCGGTCTTCAGGTCCCCGGCACCATTCTTCTTTTTCAGTTCCGCAAGCTGGTCCATCGCCTTCTGATTCGAATCGACAAGGAAGGCCTGCTCCTTCTTTTCATCATCGCGAATCTTGGTGTACCGCGCGCCGTTCGCCTTATCCTCTTCTTCAGCCAGTTTCTTGGCGGCTTCCTTATGGATGGCTGTGACCTTATCCACATGGATTTGTTCGAGCAGCTCTTTTTCTTTGGTGCTGCCTAAAAGGTGATCTTTCTCCCTTTGGTAACGCATGGACTCTTGAGCCAATTGCTCGGCCTCTCCATCTTGCCTCGCCTCAGCCCGAGCCACTTGCAATTCCTGTTCGAGCTTGATCTGGTTTGCGATCTGTTCCGCGGTGTCGACGTGAACAGCGGCCGCCACTGGATGCGCTTTGGCATAAGAGTCCTGAAGCTTTTTATTGAACAGGTCAATGGCCGATCCGGCCTTGACGGTTTGCGCGGCCGCATCGTCTCCATAGTTGGCGAATTTTCCCGCCATCATATTGGCGTTAAAAGCTTCCTTCCGAGCCCGCTGCGCCGCCACACTCGCAGCGTCATAGGCATCGCCAATCTTGAGGATCGCCCTGGCGCCCATGCCCATCGCATTCAGGAAAACGTTTCCTACGGCCGACGCGGATTCGAAGACGGCATTATTGAATTTCTGGATGGACTGCCGCGAATTTTCGGAGGCGTCTTTTGCCGCTTCTCCATAGGTTTCATGCAGTGCCTTCGCGAATTTAGGTAGGAAGTCCGTGGTCGCGACCTTGCCATGCTCCATCATTTTCATGATTTCGGAGGTCGTCACGCCCATGGACTGGGCCGCCAAATTGAAGGCTCCGGGCAGGCTCAGGGCCAGCATGCGCAGCTGGCGGGTTTGCACGCTGCCCATGGAAATCATTTCCTGCAAGGCATAGAAGCCACGCGAAGTCTGCTCGGTATCGAGGTGCAGGGTAACCGCGGCCTCGCTCATGCCGCTGAAGATGTCGCGCACGCCTTTCCCGGCGAGCGTCGTGCCCTTGGCTGCGGCCTCCATGCGCCCAAATTCCGGCGCAGTCGCTTTTATACTGACGCCGAGTCGAAGCGCTTCGTCTTCCAGATACTTGAAGTCTTCCGCGCCGTTCTTGGCGGATCCGGAGGCATAATCCAGCGTTTGCCGGATGGTCTGCATCTGCAGGGCCGCATCTACCGATCCCGATACGGCTTCGGTCAGCTTCGAGAAGGCAAACGTCGCGGCGATTGCTCCGCCTGCCATGGCCGCCACACCAGCCACGCCATCCTGGAATCCCATCCCCTGCTTGATGCCACCAAGGAGCTGCTGGAAGGGCGTATTGGGCAGGTTTGCCTTGTCCATGGTGATGCGGGAAACCACGGCGTTATGCCGGCGGACTTCGGCCTCCTGGGCTGAGTCGTTGCCCTTGAGGTCGGCCAAGATTTGGGCGTGCTTGGCATGCTCGATGGCGATGCGCCGGTCAAACCGGTCGACCACCATCGAGGACTCCGCGATCGCCGCTTGGCGCTCGATGCGGAGGGCGGTATCGGCTGCGTTCTTTTCGCCAGCGCGAAGCTTGTTCTGGGAAAGGGTGGCTTGCTGCTGCTTCTGCGCTTCCATCTTTTCCTGAAGGACGATGGAATTCCGCTGCAGGGCGATGCGCTTTTGCTCGGCCGCTTCTTCCGTCTTCAGGGTTTTTTGCCACCAGGATTCATAATTGGCAGCCTGCTTGGCGCGCAAGCTTTCGTCGACAGCGATGGAATTCCGCTGCAGGGCGATGCGCTTATCGGTCGACGCCTTATAGTTGTCGACGAGCTTCTCGCTCTCTACCTTGGCGGTTTCGGTGGCTGCCTTGGCTGGCTCCTCAACGGCCCGGCGCCAGTCCTGGGCAGCCTGCTTCAGCCCAGCAGATACCTTGTCGACGAGGACGGCAGTGAGCTTAAGATCTTTTGCGCCCATATTATTCAGCCGTCCTTTTTAACCAGAGCGTAATACTCAGCCACTTTTCCGAAGTAGTATCGCTTGGCAGCCAGGAACCGCGGGTTCTGATCGTGAAAGGCTGGGACGGTATGCGGATAGCGCTCCTCGTGGTCGATTTGCTCCAGACATTCCGCGACGCCCCGGGGAACGAAGAGTTGGGGACAGCTATGATAAACCCATTCCTTCCCATCATCATCCGGCACCACCTGATCAGAAACTTCTAACGGCTTATCACATCCCCAGCCAACCCTTAGGCTGGGATGGAGTCGGCACTTTCGGCAGCTTTGATCAAGGGCTCCGACTTTTTGCCCTGCTGCGATGCGAAACCTTCCCGTTCTTCCTTGCTCAGTCCGAACGTCATTTCCCGAGCCTTGAAGTACAGGATCCAAACCAGGTTGTCATTGAGATCCGCGAAGCCCTCGGGCCCGTAGGCTATCTCCTCGAGGTCCGGAAGGCGCAGCAGATTCTCCCAATAGGGGAATGCGTTCTGAATGGCCTGGCGGGCGTGTTCGACGCCGAAGATTCCGGAGGTCGCGGCGGATTGGATGTACTTGATCGTGTCCGTGTCGAAGGGCCTGGCATGGAAGATGGGCTGCGCTTCGGTGGGAAGATCCAGAAATTCCTCCGGAGTCCAGACGGCGAAGGCGTCCTTGGCGAACGGGAGCAGGCCGGAAAGCATGCGCTTTACTTTATCGTCGAATATGCGTTTCATTTTATTCCTTCAAAAAGGGGCGGCCATTGAACCGGCCGCCCCGGTTATTCCTACGCGCTTATCAGGATCTGGTGGCTGTCGTCACCTGCATTTTCATGCAATTCCCCATCGAGATCCCAAATCATGGCGCTGTTGCGATCTGCGACCTTGAGGCCGAGGATCTGGAACTTCGGCGCCGTGATGACGTACTTGAGGGCCGCGGAACCCACGGGCGTGGTGAAGCTGAAGGCCGCTTCGGTGCCGGCTGCCCATTGGGTGTAATGGGGATCGGTGGCCAGAAGCTCCGCGCGCGGGTCGAGGGACATTTTCGGCTCACGCTTGGCGATGTACGCCGCCCGATAACCGGTGGAATCGGACGGGTCGATATCGAGCTCGACGGTGTTGCCGAAGTCCAGCTTGAACTTGGCCACGCGCTGCGCGATGGTGGCGGAGGTGATGATCGATCCGATGGTTCCCGGGGGCACGTCGGTATCGGGAGAGGTCAAGGCGATGGTCGCCCCATCCGCGATGGACACGAAGCAGCCGAGGAAATCGAAATCGGAGATCATGGGCTGGCCCAAGTCATCCATGGTCACGATGCAATTGCCCATCGCGCCTTTCATCGTCAGGATGACCGAATTCCCGGAGGCGGGCGTCAGGTACATCGAGATGGTGACGCTGATGTTGTCCCCGTAGTCCTTGGTAGCAAGCGGGGTATAAGCCACGGAGGTCACGGCGATGATGGTTTCGAGCTGCCCGCAGGCCTGCCAGAGTTTGCCCATCTTCGGGGCGGTGCCGGCGGCGGCTCCAGTGCGCATCGGCACTTTGAACTTGGCATGCGCTTTCTTCTTGCCCATGACGGCGGCGGATTTCGAGTGCCGGCCGGACGCGAATTCCATGATGAACGCTTCGATCTCGGGTTCGAAGGTCGGCTCCATGATGCGGATGTTGAAGTCCGCGGCGAGCGGGGCGCTCAGGGTCCCGGACGTGGTTTCGGCTTTGACGGCGATGAAGTTTTTTGCGCGAATAAAAGGCACGGTTACCTCCCTGTTACTGTGTGAATGTTTTCTAATGCTTCCGGAAGGCTCATGCCTTTATTCAGGCGCGATACCAGATGCTCTCGCGGCACGCCTTTCTCTCTCGCCCAATCGCTGATGCAAAGGGTTTTCCCTTCATGGGAGAACCACCGAATCCGGCTGCGTTGGTTCAGGCGTTGGGCTTTTTTATCCGCCCACTGGCAATTACCTGGGCCATAATTTCCGTTGTTGTCGATTCTATCGAGCGAGTAAGACTTGAACGGCCTGCGCCCCATGTCCTGGAGGAAATTCTGATAGGCGGAATCGGTTTTCTTGGGGTTCCACCGATCGCAAACCGATATTCCGCGGCCACCATAGTTTTCATATTCCTGGGCATTCGGGTTGCTGCAGCGCTGATTCATGGCGACCCAGGTGTTGTATTCCGAGGTCTTGGAATCCCGATGTTTAATGATTCCATCAAAGATTCCGCACCCGCAGCTTTTGGTATTCCCTGATCCAAGATTGCCTTGAGTAACATGGGCCACCTGTCCGCATTCGCAACGGCAGATCCATTTCGTTACTCCGCGGAATCGGAGCATCGTGATGGCGGTAAGTCGTCCGAATTTCTGGCCGGTGATGTCCATGAAAGCCTTGGGCATGGATCAGCCCTCCTCTTTCTTATCCTGTTTAGGCGCCTTCGCCTTTGGTTGCTCGATGACCGGCGACTCAGCGACGGCTTCCTGAATCGTTTCCACCTGGCTCACGACTCGCTGTCCCAGGTATTTCCCCTGTTCGTCATAGAGGGCCATGGTCGACTCGAACTTGTCGGACTCCCGGCACTCGAAGACCTCACCCTGGTTGAACCAGATGCCGCCATAACAGGCGGAATGACCTTGTAATACTCTGACCTTCATAGCCGCTCCTTAGGTGGGGTTCCGGAATTGGGGGTGAACGAGGACGAAATCTTCCTTGCCGCGATAGATGATCGATCCTACTCCCACGCAATAGGGATAGAACTCCCAAGTGCCGGGCGTGCCGGTCAACGGATTCAAGGCCACGGGCACGGTCCCGACCATGGACGAGAGGCCTACGCTGTCCGGGGCGAAGCTTCCGGTTTTGCCATCCGGGCGCTTGTAGAAAATGATATGCCCGGTATAACTCAAAAGCGTCACCAAGGGCGTCGTGTCCAGGGTCACGCTGAAAGTCTGTCCTACTTTGATCCACTCGTCTGCCATGGTGTCCTATATGGGAGTCGACAGGCGGATGCCGGTGTCGATACGGGTGGAAAGGTTGACGCCGGTGTATATGGGCGTCCAGAGCAGCGCCATTTTGTGAAACAGAACGCCGTTGATGATAATGGACAGGAAGGCGGTTTCGTCCGAGGCCGAGAACTGGCCGATGAGCGTGATGCCGCCGATCGTGACCACGTTGATCCGGGTGCTTTCGTCCGTCTTGATGGCGGATCCCAGGATGTTCGTAAACTGAGCCAGGACGCCGGGCAAGGTGGACTCGTCGGTCTTGATGCTGGCCCCGAGGAGGCCGATCAGGCTTTGTACTTGGGCGGCCGGGGTATTCTCGTCCGTCTTGATGGCCTGGCCACCGAGGGACACGGCGCCGACCGTGGCGACAGCCAAGCGGAACTGTTCGTCCGTGAGGATGCCCTGACCGGACAAGGTGGCGAGAAGGGCCAGGGAGCCGGCGCGCGCGGCTTCGTCGGTCGCGAAAAAGACGCCGGAAAGGGCGATGGCCGCGGGGGTGACCGTGCCGTTACGGGCGGCCTCATCGGTGCCGATGAAGGCGCCGGCCAGGAGTTGGGTCCCGGTGCTGGTTGCGCCTGCGAAGGACCTCTCATCGGTGACTGAGAATTGACCCGCCAGGTTGATGGCGCCGCGGGTGATGGTGGCTAGGTTGAAGGCTTCATCCGTGGCCGAGTACTGCCCGGTGATGCTGATGACCGCGGCCAGGGCGCCGGCATTGGACTTTTCGTCCGTGGTGCTATTCTGGCCTGCCAATCCGATCGCCGCGGTGATGGCGCCGGCGTTGGGCTTTTCATCGGTGGCGGCAAACTGGCCGGCCAGGCTCACGGCACCCAGGGCCAGGGAGGCCAACTTCATGGCTTCGTCCGTGACCACGGTGGATCCCCCAAGGGAGATCGTGGCCAGGAGGGCGGCAATGTACTGCCTTTCATCCGTGGTGATGTTCGCACCGGCCAGGGCCACCGCCCCGCGCGCGACGGTTCCCGCATTGGCGGATTCGTCCGTCTTGGCGTTGGCACCAGATAAGGATATGGTAGCGGCAATGCTACCAATATTCGCCACTTCATCGGCACCAAAGAACGCTCCGGTTAGGAATTGGGCCGCGCCGCCGCTTGCGATATGCTCGGCCCAATATGCCAAGGATGGAGCAGAGTAGATTTGCCACGGATTGTCTTTTAAGGCTTTGACCTCGCTCGCAAGCAGGCAGCGATTCCATACGCGCTGGTGGTAAATATTCCCGGTGAATGGGGTGGCCCCGCTTGTTCCTGCGCCTATGCCCACTGTGGTACCAATGCCGGTAAGATCCCCACCAATCGTGCTGGTGTCAGTGATAAGCGCAACGCCGTCCCCGTAAACCGTTCCAACACCGCTCACCCGGTTGTAAGTGCCAGCGAGTTGATACAAGCCCGAGGAACTTACTGTATTTGCATAGGCGAATTTTCCACCCGCCCCGGTCTGCCAAAAGAAAATCGGATGGCCAGCATAGAACCCAAGCCAAGGCCCTGCGAAGTCGCCAGCAAAAGCAATGCAAGCCATTTCTGTAGAGGGCGTCGAGGACTGCATGGACCACAGCGATATTTCATGATCGATGCCAAAGGCGGCAGCTACGATCCCACTTCCCATTTGGTACCCGGTCCCGGAGAAAACCTGCCCGCGCCCCTGCGCCAGGCATCCCGTAGCAAGACCGGAAGCCGTTGGAGGAAGGCGGCGGGCCAAATCCACCGCCACGCTGTCGCGCATCATAATATCCATCACCAACCCACGCGCCAAAGGATGGCCGTAGTTGACGGTTGGATAATATTGAGGCTGACGGTTGAGCGGCTTGGTGGGCATGGGCTATGCGTCGGTGTAGGTGATTCCCTGGTACCAGCAATTTCCACCAGAAGAAGCGGTCGCATTGAGCGCAGTCACCATGGAATGCGTCACGAAAACGAACCACTTTTTAGGCATCGTCCCTCCGAATAACTGAGCGATGGAAACGCCGTCGAACTCATATATCCGGTTGGCAGTTGCATCCGTCACCAGGACGGCCGCGAGCTTCAAAATCTGATCGCGTATATCCGCACTCGTCACGGTTTCCGCGCTTTCGGCGCCGTCGAAAACATCCGGGTAATTGGAATCATCGATGAGTGAGCCCACATAAACCCGGATCTGCCCTGCGGTCGGCGTGCTGGCGTTGGCTTTAAATCGCCCCCCGAGAAGCGCGTCCACATAAAGATTGGTGCCGTTGTCCACCACCGCCGACTCGAAACCCGCCAACCAAGTGCTGGAGGAGGCGAGAGAGTCCAAGCTGGTCGAGGTGGTGAAGACAGCGGCCGAGGTTGCATAGGCGATTTTACGAGTTGTCATTAATTGCCTCGGGCGGTTTGGATATCCGTGTAGCTAATCGCGCCTTCATACCCCATGGTCGCGGGTACCGCGGTGGATCCGGTTCCCGTGGCTAACAATTTTTCCAGGCGTGTGGCGGAACGTTTCCCCATGGCCGCAAGATGCGTCCGCTGGGCTGCGGCGCCAGTGGGGCCATTGCTAAAAATATCTTGGATGGCTTGACGTACTTGAGGGAGAGACGGGTTGATGATCCCCATAACACCCACCATACGGGACCAGCCAAACTGTTCTCCAACCGTTCGAGCGATCATTGCAGGCCAGGACCAAGTTGTCCCTTCGTCGGAAGTCTTGGAAACAATATCAGCCTCCGTGACGGATGATTTCCACACGGTGAAGGCTGGAGAGGCGGGCGCATTGTAGAGGGCGGCCACCGCAAAGGCGCCATCCGGGCCAGCCGGGAGCGTATTGAGATCTGAATTGGCGAGGATGTCGGCTTTGATGGTGGCGATTTGAGCGGCAGTAAACATCATATCTCCTTTGTCCGTGAATCAGAAACAAAAAGCCCCGCCCTGGATGCTTTCCGGGGCGGGGCAGTCACCGGACGCTCTCCGACCCAGCGAGGGTTACTGCCCTTGATTTTCCTGGGCATCCGAAGTGATGTGATCGCCAAGGAGGTGCTGCGCCGGCGGCTTGGCGAGATCCTCTTTTCGTTTCTGCAGGGCCGCGATCTTCGCGTCCACTTCTTCGGGCGTGTTCGCCTTCATCGCTTCTTTTTCTTCCTGCTCGGCCCGCTGCTTGAATTCCAGCATGTCGTGGACCATCTTCTGCTTGGCCTTCAGCACGTTCGCCATGCCGTGCATATAGGTGAGCAGGGCTTCGAGCTCGGCAACCGGAACATCCTTTAGATGGTCCTCGGTCATGAGGTCGATCGCGATCTTCGGGGATTCGGGGGTAACGTTTTCCATGATGCTCCTTAGATTTCGCCAAGCCCGGAGGCGTTGGGCGTGTACGTGACATCCCCGCCGTTCGTGAGAACAGGGAGATTGGTGGCGCCGTCATCGATGGCGATGAGCGGCCGGGTGGCGTCGGTCGAGGGCGTCGAATCGTAGATGATGACGGCCGCGCAGGTCTTGCCCGTGGTCACGGCGGTCCAGGTGAAGGCGGCGAAGCTGAAAACGCCCAAGGTGAAGGTCTTGGAGGCCAAGGCGCCCGAGGTGGCGATGATGGCCGCGGCGTCGATGTGGGAGAGGTACTGATTCGTGGACAGATTCCACATATAGCACGTGCCGCTGAAGACGCCGTTGCCGTTGATGGCCGCGCGCGTGACGATGTTGATCAGCTGGAAGGTGCTTCCGGAAAGGTTCGCGACTTCGAAGCGCCCATTGATGTTCGTATTGCCGATGGCGCCGGAAATCGTCACGCGATCGCCGTTGGCGGGAGGCGTGGCGCTCACGGTCAAGACGGTGGGCGAAGCGTTGGTGGCGGCCGTGATCGTCTTGAACTTGCTGGACTGGGTCATCGCCGTGCAATCGATGAGATCCCCTTTGAGCGCATCCGTGGCCAAGGGATAGGTGCCCTTCAGGGCTTCCTGCTTGTATAGAGAAAGAAATCCGCTCATTTGATTGCTCCTTGAGTTTGAAAATTCATCGGCGGACCTGCTCCTGAATGAGCTGTTTGATCTCTGCCAGCTTGATGTCCATGTTGCGGACCGTTTCCTTGAGGACCGCGAAGTCCGAATACTGCTTTTCGACCGTGCCCAGCCGGGTTTTGCTTTCGGTCATGTCCTGAGACAGAGATGTGACGCGCTGATCCAAACCGCCGTAGGACGCCGCCGCTTTGATGCCGGTCAGGAACAGTCCAACGCCGAGAGTGACGATCGAGATCCATATCCCGAAGTCTTTTTTGGCTGGGCGATCGACGGGGTAATTCATGTCGACACCGTTGGGTCGTTGACGTCCTGGCTGTACTCCACAATTCCTCCCAATGCAAAACCAACCTTGGGCACATTCAGGAACATCCCGAAAGGCTTGTAGGACGAGGGGCGGATGAGGCGCGCGGCGACCTGCCCGTCTTCTCCGGGAACCATCCAGTTCACGCCCATGCGCTTCTGCATATCCTTCTTGAGCTTGAGGCGGGCCCCGGTGGGATCCTCCTTCTCGTTCAGGAAGGCCAGGAAGGTGATGGGTAGCGTATTGGCCAGGGCCTCGGTGTCATCCCAGTAGGTGGTTTCGTCGCCCATGAGTACCACGATGGAGGGGTATTCCACGATGTCGCTCGGGGCTGGGATTTCGGTGAATACCCGCTTGACCGTATTGTCGTAGCCGTTGTCCTCGTGGATCTGCTTGAGGCCGAAAACCACGGCCGCCAAAAGCCGCTCGCTGGCGCTGTCGGGATTCGCGTAGAGGCCGTTCATGAGACCATCCCCATGGCCATCTCGACCTGGCCTGAGTAGATCCGTTCGCCATCGGTCTGGAAGGACTCGTCCAGATACAGGTACTTGGTGCGGCCGCCCTCGGGGTTCTGGTGATACCACCAATACTGCGCCCCGCGGTTGAACACCTCATTGGTGATCTTCTCGCCATTGATGGTGGTGACGTCGCGGATCGATTGATTCAGGCGGCCGGTCACGATATTGAGGCCCAGGCCGTCCCCGCCGCGGCCCGAGAGCCAATCCTGCCGAATCACATCAACCATCTGATGCCCGCCCTCGGACATGCCTTTTTGCATGAGGCCCGTGAACTCATCGGCCATGTCCACCAAGGTGGTTACCATGCTGTCAATGTCCATCTCGAAGCCGAGCATCAAGCGGTCACCAGATTGTTTTTGTACGGTGCCAGCATCGATTTGATTTCTGGCAGGAAGTCGTACACGTTCTTGAGGTCAGACCGGGAAACGCGCGTCGAGCCGTTCTCGGTCACGGTCAGGTTTTCGAAGTTGTTCCGGTTGGTGAGGAGGAAGCGGATATGCATCTCTGCGGCTTCCACCAAGGCGGGCTCGGATTCAGCCAGGCTGAGAGCGGTATTGGCGGTCAGGGTTGCGGAGACGTCCGTGGGACCGCGGAGGCTGCCGTTTTGAAGGCTTCCATCGATCCCGGCATAAGCATTGATGGTCTCGCCGGCTACGAAAACGCCCGCCAAGCATTCATAGGACAACGTGCCGGCAGCGCAGGCGGTGACATATCCCACGGCCCGCGAATCGGCACCGAGGATGTAATTGCCGATAGCCAGGCTTCCGCCCGCATCCGCTGACTTGGTCCAGCTGGAGACTACGGGAGAGGCCGCAAGGCCTGCGGTATAGGTGATTTTGATGCCGCGGGAGACCGTGGGGAAACCAACCCATTGGGGAATCTGCGGGATGATGATGAAGGAAAGGGACCGCGAATCCGAATCGATCACAAACCAGGTACTGTCCACCACCTGCTCGGATCCGGTATAACGGCCGTACCCGTCGGAATAGATGGATGTGACGCTTTGGATCGGAAAACAGAGCGGGTAGAACACGCGCTCGCCAGGGCGGGGATCGAGATATTCAATGCGGGACTTAAGTTCGAAGCCGTTACCGTGAACTTGATCCTCACGGCGCAACCAGCGGACGATCTGCTTAGAGCCGGCCCCTACCAACCTGGAGAGGATATGGTCCTGGGTTGTGCTGGTCACACCCAGGGCATATTTTACCCGTCGCAAGCTGGTAAGGTCCACGCATCACCTATCCTTTAAAACGCGCCCTGGAACATCGGATAGAAATCGACGGCGAAATTGAATCCCGTCGCAATGGTTCCTGTGACCCAGGCATTGGTGCGCACCTGGTTGTCATAGGGATTCCAGATGCCGAAGGTCATCTCGCCGGAAGCGGGAGTCGCGGCAGCACCGCCGACCAGGGCAGCATTGCCGAAGGCCAGCAGGATATCATCGAACCAGGTACCGGCGACAGCGGCGGTATTGAACTGGAACTGGATGAAATAGGATTCGTCACCGGTCGCGATTTCAGCGGCGGTCCAAGCGAGCTTGGCGATATACCAGCCGCGACCGACGAAAACGGCGGCATCGGCGCCATCGGCAGCGACCAGGCCTGCGGCACGGATGGAGAGAGGGTTCTTGAGATCCATCGAGGTTGACTTGAGGGCCATGGCGGATTCCTTTGTTTAAACGTGGCAGGCCAGGAACGGGGAGTCGGTAGCGAAGGACCGATGCATTTCCTCGATCGACATGGGCTTGTTCAGGTCGATCCACCCAGGTTGAGTCGGAGCGGCAGCGGGGGTTGGTGCGCTTGCCTGCACGGAATCAGGAACGGCAGGCGGAATGGCTTCCGCCAAGGGTGCCGAGACAGCTTTCGCCATCTCGACAACCTCGCTACCCTGCGGCATCTCTGCCGCATGCTGCTTCTGCTTGGCCATTAGGTCAGGGCGTTCTTCACGTCGTAGAGACGGGCGATGCAGCGGGGGACCTTGGGACCCACGCCGGCGATGTGTTCCATCGTGAAGTTCTCGAAGTTGGTATCGTTGGCGAAGTCGATGAAGACCATCTCGCTCGCCTGGAACCCGGTGAAGGTGTCATCGCCGTAGGTCACACCGTACACGGAGGTCAAGATGCCTCCGGTATGCGCACCGGCCGACGTTTCCACGGTCGAGAGGATGTCCGCGCCGACGGCGTCCTTGAGGACGACGATTTCGACGTTGTTGTAGAACGGCACCCGGGAACCGAACTGGTTCTGGGCGTAGACGATATTCTGCTGGCCGGTTCCGTTCGTGCGGGAGAGCGCGTTGAGCGCCAGGAACGGGGTCTGAGTCATGTAGAAGTACGTCTGGCCGGGGATGACGTTCATCTTGTCGTACAGCTGTTCCATGAGGGCCATGGTGATGACAGCGCCGGCGGCGTCGATAGCCTGGCCGGTATAGTCATTGGTGATCCAGTGCGAGATGCCGCGCAGGCTGGATCCGCCCTGACCTTCGAACATGTCTTTCACCCATTGACGAGCGAAGCCGCGGACCTTGTTGGCCTTGAGCGAGGGGACGATGGTGGGATTCGTGGTGCGGATGGCGCGGTCGACCTGAACCTTACCGCCGTAAATGGCCGCGATGGCCTTCTGAGGCTTGAAGGTGCCGTTGTCGGCGGTGAAGTCGGAGCCGATGGCGCGACCGCCGGCGGTGCCGAGGGTGGATTCCACGGTCCAGGACAGCACGCCGCCCGGTTCAGCGGGCACGAAGCCCATGACGCGGGTCGGTTGATAGGTGTCGGCGTAGAGCTGGAGGGCAGCTCGCTTGCGGGGATTATCGAGCTGCTTGGAGGCTTCGAGGAGAGTAATGGCGGTCATGATGAGTCCTCATAATGCCGCCTCGGGATTGGCCATTAGGCCGGTCGCGGTGGCAGCGGTTGGATTTGGGTTTCCTCCACTCCCGCCGTTGCCGCTTGATTTCTTCAGGTGCAAGTTGCTGTTGAGATACGCATCGACTGCCTCTTTGGGCTGAAGGGCTACGTTTTCGCCCTTCTCGTTGCGCTTGTAGTAGAAGGACTCGCCCTTTTCGTTGATGCCGACCAATTGCTTGGCTTGCATCAAGGTGAAAAGCTGGTCCGCGTCAATCGCGTTCCCGGCTACGGAGAGGATGGAGCTTTTCAGCTCGGTAGCCCTCCGCTCGGAGACCTCTTTGGCCTTGGCTGCTTCGGTTTCGTCCAACCTTTTCGTGAGCCCGGCGATCTTCTCGTCGTAAGCTCTCACGATGGCCGGGTCCACCTGCGCCCCGCTCTTTTGAGCGTCAGCCAGCTTGGTCTCCAGATCCTTCTTTACGGTCTCGAGCGTCGTCTTCTCCGTGGTCAATCCATTCAGCCGGGTTTTCAGTTCATCCCGCTCTCGCGAAATGTCCTGATTGGCAGTTTGGATTTTCGCGGCGTTGTCGGCCTTCTCGAAAACCTGCTCTATCTCTTTAAGCAGCTCGGGCTTGTCTTTCGCAAGCTCCTGAAAATCTTTTATCGGCATCGCTCAAGTCCCTCTGAGCAGGTGGGTGGCGCAGTACCTCGCGCCTTCAGTCCATAGGATAAAACAATTGACCACCTGCTTCAGTACGCAAATAGGCGTCCGTCCGATCGCCTGTTAGGCTTGGTACTTCGCCGTGATTACCTTGCTGTCCGGATTGGGGAGCGGTATGCCATCGGCGAATGCGGCGGTGATCTCATCGTTGATGATCTTCTGCTCGCCCTCATCGTTGGTCAGTTCGGAAGTAATGCTCCGCTGCGCGGCCGCCATGCCTGTCCTGGACTGGTAGGAGATTTCCTGCAGCATGGCGATCTGCGCGATCTTATCCGAGAAGTTCTCCACGTCGAAGCTACTCGGGTACATAACCGAATAGGTTGCATCAATATTCAGCATCTTCGACACGATGGCCAATACTTGCAATTCCCAGGCCTCGAGGTGCTGTGCATGCGTGCAGAGATTCGCGTCCGTATCCTGGAAGTCGTACCCCTTCGAGACGCCGGATTGCGGGTTTCCGGCGTGCTTCTGCTGGCCGGAAAGCGGCATAGGCTCCTGGCCCGTTGCTTCCGTATCGGCCGCGCGTTGGAAGTAGAATAGAGCCTGTTCATTGGCTTTGCCCACCACCTCGATATCCTTGGTCAGATACGCCGGCGGGTTGGCCATGTTCTGAATGGCCATCACACTTCCGTCCGCGGTTTGCGACGTGAGCTCGGTGAGGTTTGTGCCAGCCTCCTTTTTCCGAACAACCTGATTCGGGTCGATGTCGTTCTGGTCCATGAGGAGCACGGATCCATATTTGACGATCTCGAAATTGGCCACTGAGAGATGATTGTTCGCCATGATGATGAGCCTGGATGACGCGAAGAAGCTGGACTTGCCGAGCGTTTTGCTCACGTCGACGAGGAATGCCGCTTGGATCGCGACCGGCACAATGCCGAAATTGTGAAGAAGGTAATCCACCTGTTCACCCTTCTTATTGTGCCGGAAGTATTCCGTGCGAGTCCAGGTGACGTACTCCTGATCGCCTTCCGGTGCGATGGAAAATGGGTCCACGTCCACTGTCGATGGGGCCTGCTGATATCGGAACATGGACAAATGACCATCCTGAGCCCAGCGCCAATCAATGATCTGGCAGGGGTTCAACATGCAGAGATAAGGCATGCCTATAGCCAACTCTTCAGCCTTACTGGCGCCCACACTTCGAGGCTTATCCACTACGCCGATGAGCGTGCCATAGCCCTGGAGGATTGGGCTGGCGAGGTTTTTCATAAAGTCATTCAGCGATTGCCCACCGCGATCGGCCTTGGCGATGAATGCCTGCAGGTCGGCATTGTCCGTTTTCCTGTCAGGGGTTTTCTTGAAGATGAAGTCGGCTTTGGTGGTGATGAGTTCCTGACTGGGATTACAGAAGCCCATTAGGAAAATGATTTTTCGCTTCTCCCAATCGGCAGGCTTTTCATTCGGGAGCTTGGGGAAAAACTTTTCGCTGGCATAGCAGGACTCATCCTCCTCGAGAAGCACGCGCACCCGCTCCCAATAGTCCTCCATTACCTTGATCTCTTTGTTGACGGCGGACAGTACTTCCGGCTTCACTTGCTGGAAACGGCTGGACAGAACGGCATTCGTAGCTTTGGCGGGCATAAATTCTCCTTACGTGGTGTGATTGTCCGGGTTGACCGCTCCCTTCCCAATCGGGAAGCGGTATTCGATATAATAGCCGAGGGCGTCGGATACGTGGCCTATGGAGGTATCCTTGAAGTTACCGTTCAGGTATTCCTCGCGTGTTGCCTTTTGGAAATCGGTGACGAGGTTCTTGCAGGCTTCCGGATGCAGGTACATGCCGATTTCTCCGAGAGCGTTTCGGAGCTTGGCATTCACGGCGTTCAGCCTGTCCTTGCGCTTCGGGGCTGCGGACTTGACGCGAATTTGATAGGAGCCTTTTTCGGTCACCCTCTGGAAGCTCTGGCGGATGATGGCCAAGTCCGTCTTGCCGCCTTCGCCGTGGGTACTACGGTTCTGGCAGGCCGGATCGGGGTAAATGACGTAATGGCAGTCGTCGCCAAACCGGTCAATGATTCGATCGCAGGCCGGCCCTGTGTCGCAGTTCCGGAATCCAAAGGACTCCAGAACATGCGGCACGACCCGCCCGTCCAGATTGTATTCCTGGGCCGCGATGCTGGACATGGGGGAATAGTTGAAGTCCATCCCAATATGGATGAGCTTGCCTTTGTCCAGCTCCATGGGCTTCAGGTTCTTGTTGCTGAACGGGTAATAGGCCAGGCCCTCGCCACCTTCGAAGCTACCCTCATACTCCTGCTTGAAAGACATCTCATCCATATGTCGCTTGGCGGATTCAATTTCCTTGGGCGACAGAACGTCCGCGGAGTGCCAGTGGTAATACGCCCATTCTGGATCGACCGGGTTTTCCATATAGGCACCGATGCCTGGAATGGTGAGAGGAATAGCCCCACCGCAAGCAATGAGATTGATGTCGTACCATTCCCCGCGGCCTTCTGGTACGCCGTCCAGATAAGCCCATCCGTTGGTGTCGGATAGGAGCGGCCGCAGGTTAAGGTTCCAGGCTCCCGTCTTAACGTCCGCCATTTCCGTGATGTGGAAACCATGCCAGGGCTGGCCCTCAACGCGCTGCGGCTTGTCCAGCCCGACCACATGGATCTCGGTGTCGTTGAGGAGCGTGAGAATGAGATCAGTTTCGTTCGGAGTTTTTTTCTGAAACGGCTTGAGTTCCCGCTTGAGGCGCTCCCAGAAGATGGCCTTGGCCTGGGCGCGGGTTGGGGCGCCCTCGAAAATTCGCTGGCCGCCTCGGCGGAGCGCGCGGATGTGCGTCTTTCGGGATCCGATCAGGGTCTTGCGCGACCGGCGGCCGGATGGCGTCACCACGAACCGGTGAACCTCATCCATCAGCAACTGCTTCTGGATGGCCGTCAGCGGCATCAGCCTGGGAGGGGTGTATAACCGGCTAGGTTGTACCATCGCGCTCCTGCAGGGCGTCGGCGATGCGTCCTAATTCCTTTTCGACGGCTTCCGGGTTCTTATCTGATTCCTTGCCCTCGAACAGGTTGTGGTATTGGCCGATCAGGTCCAGGGCCTTGGGCTTGTCCCAGAGCTCGAGTTCGGTGGTTACCTCGATAAGTTTTCCGCCATCCGGATCGTCAGGGTCTTTTTTTGTGACTCGGCGCTGCTTGATCTTCTTGATGGCCCGCGTGGCGCCAGGCGGAAGGGTCTTGAAGTTGAGCACCGTTACCACTCCATCATCATCAACCTTCATGTAATGGGCCATATCGGTACGGGCGATCAGCGTGAGTTCGGCGAGGGTTTCCTGGGCGGAAGCCACGGCGGCATCGAGCTTCTCGCGCTTGATGGCCTCAATTCTGGCTTGAATAATGGGTTTTAAAAGATTTTCAGGGCCGGTAAATCCCGCCGTCTTCTCTGAATAACCCGAACGGATCGCGGCGGCGGTGGCATTCATGTCCACCATGTATTCATGGCAGAATCGGTCCTGCTTGGCGGTTAGGGTCACGCCGCGCTTATATGCTGATTTGACGGCTTTGTTCAGCTGGGCCCGGTTTTTCGGGGGTGTTGATGACGGTTTTCCACTTGCGACCTTATCTTCGTCGGCCGCGGGTGGATCGATTGGGATGGCCATCTGGCCCCCCTTGTTACGCGGCGGCCGGCGCGGGGCGCAGTAGTTGGATGGCGTTGCTGCGGAAGAGAGGTCGGCGGATGAACTGCTTCTTCTCGAGGGCGGTCAGATGCTTGAGGATGGTGGCTTTGCTTCGGAGCTTAAAATGCCTTTGCATCTCAGATGCCGAAGGGGCGTAGCTATTGGCATCAATGTAGGACGAGAGGAAATTGAGCATTTCCCTTTGTCTTTGGGTGATCGCTTGCATAGATCAGCAAGATAACGGAATCCGATCGCCCGTTCCATTTTAAATAGGCGATCGGGGATCGCCATACTATTTCCCTTGGAGCTCAGGGAGTAGGAATTAGGAGCGAATCGAGTAGTCTCGGCTTGCGGGGTTTTTCCTTATGGTTTTACCCGATGCCATTTTTTCCAGGCTATTTCAAGGTCGGGTAGGCACCCCGTCAGGAACTCGGCGGATTTTGCGCTGCAGTTCTGGAATTGCTCATGATTCATGACGAATAGATAATCGGCATGGGACTTGACCCCTACTCGATTATCTGGGTTATACCGATGATCCTGGCGGAACATGGACCATTCGAACACTTCGTGGAGGAGGGCCGCGACAACCTGGCCCCATTCCAATTTTCCATAAGCTCCCACCTTAATCCGTGGAAGGCTTCCTTTTTCCGGGCAGCTAAAGAATTCTCCACCAAGGCCTTCACGGAGCACCAGCTGAATCTGCTCATGCCCGCATTCATATATTCCGACGATCTTTTGCTTCATCCTCTCCTCGGGCCCGGCATGTTGGTGGCGGGTACGATACCTCCTGCCTGCAACCGGGTTTGGAGGGCAGGCCCAGCATCCAGCTTGACGGTAATGGTCACGCCTGCATGAAAGGCGCCTGCGAGCTGCGGGAAGGCACGTTGAAGCGCTTCCACATATTGAACAGCAGCTTCACTTGATTCCCGCTGTTCTGCGGGGAGCATTCCGGGTTTCGCGCCGGGAAGGTGTAAATTGGACATTGTAATTCTCCTTATGGTATTGAGTTGGGGTTTAGATACTGCATTCGCTTTTGGGTTCGATTGAGCGCATTGGCTTTCCGCTGGCGGATCCGTTCTCTGGAGCAACCAAGCCGGCTGGCGATTTGCCCCAAGTCTTCCTCGGGCTGTCCGTTTAAGCCAAAGTACCGGGTGATGATTTCCCGATCGGTGTGAGAAAGGTCGGCCATAAGGCGCTTGATGGCACCTTTATTTAAAACGTCCTCAGCCAGGCGATCAGGGAGGGGTCCCGTATGCTGGAATTCCACGCCCGCATCAAGCAGGCTATCGAGGCTCGGGGAATCGCGGATGCTGCGTATTTCTGCTTTTTGCGCATCCGTTTTGGCTTGGGCCGCCTCCATCGCCTCTGTCCTAGCCAGCCCGCGTTTTCCGCGGAGATCCGCGCTACGGTTGACAAA